CGTTGAGAAGGTCGTCGCGATCAACCGACATCGGCACGTTTACACGCCATCGATTTGCTGCTTCAACCTCGAGGCCGAATCTAGCTTGTGTGATAGGGATGAGCTCCCCTTTTACTTCCTCGACTGGCTGTTCTTTTGCTGCTGCTTCTGCCATTACTGGTCTCCGTAACAAGAAAGGGGCAGACCCGGATGAGCCTGCCCCTCGCATTGTCGCGCCTAAGCCTTTGTTACGTCAATTAGGCTTATGGGTTGCTGACGATGATGGTTGTCACCAAGCCAGCGGCGTCGATGGCAGACACCAGGCCCCACGATGCGTCGACCGTGTCCTCAACAAAGAGGATTACGTCACCGACCCGAAGGCCTTTGTCGTGTCCATCAGTGATGAAGGACGCGGCCTGCATGTTGCCAAGCGTGTTGTCAGCGGTGAGAGCTCGATACGACCACTGAGCTACGGCGTAACCACCGTCATCAGCGGCCGCATTGTCGCCAGTACCCATGCGGGGAAACATTTGCTGCAGATTGTCAGACTTGTAAGCCATGCGAATCTCCTTACGCGGTTAGAGTCGTTCCGACAGCGTGTACGAGTACAACACCACTGTTCTGGAGCAACTGTGAGCCCATGTAGATCGAGCAACGAGACCACGAATAGTCCTGCTCCTCGTCATACCCCGCCCGCGCCTCAATGTTGTCGGCATTGTAAGCGTGACCGATCGCGTTCTTGTGGTACGCGAAGCAGGTCTCGTCTGCGGTGCCTTTGCCAGGGAGGTCCGGGTGAACGACAAAGTTCATGCCGAGCCAGCGGTAAGACTGCTGGCGATCGCGCCATGCCTCGGGCGTATTGTCGATCGGCCCATTGGCTGTGAAGTCGCGACTGGTGAACGATGCCAGCGTCAGCAACATGCCCTCGAAGTGAGGCGTGACGAGCATATTGATGTTTCCATCGAACGGCACATCGGCCTGACCCAGTCGGGTCTTGGCTTCGAGACACAGGTTGAGCGTAACGACAGCGGCGGCGCCGGTGTTGATGGTGCCGGTGTTCAGCTCGGTGATGATGTCAGAGTCAATCTTGCGATTGATGACGGCCATGCAGGTCATCTGCATGATCGCGCGCTGATTGCCTTGGCTGGCGAAGATGTTGAAATCGGTCTTGCGAACGAGATCATGCCACTCGACCAGCGTGCAGGCAGGCTGCGCGAGGTTGTCGCCGCGTGCCGGAATCAATCCGTTCACACCGCGGGTTTTAGCGGTTGCACCGCCTGAATCAGCTACCAGAAACGTCGCTACGTTTCCCTTGATTACGGAGTCGGTCGTGACCGAATCGCGCAATAGGGACTGGTGCTGCTCGAATCCGGCAATGAATTCCTGCCGGTATTGTGTTTGAAAAGCAGTTTCGGCCATGTCGGCTCTCCCAAAAAAAGTGAATTTCCATTTCCACTGGTCGGGTTGGCCTGATCTTGGCTGTGTGAGGGTTAGCCTTGCGGGGCCTCACACATTGCCGGCTCAGGGGCCGGGGGGCGCCGGGGCTCGAATGAGGTTGGCCGGCTTGATGTGGTGACTGCGAATTTAGCCCTGCATCAGCCAGGTTGTCAACTACGTGTAGCTATTCGCTGAACCGATCACCGTGTTGGCCTTGGCCAGCTCTCGCTGACGGAGTGCCTTCACGGTTTTCGAGTCATATACGACGCCATCGAACTCAGCCTTCTCTTTGCCACGATCGAAGTAGCCCATTGACCATGCTGTCGGAGGCTTTGACCACCTGAATGCCTTAGAATTTAGCAACTTCCCCATCAGTAGCTCTTTGCTTTTTTCTTGGCCTTCTTGGTCTTGCCGCTGAACGGGGTTTTCGGCTTAGCCGGCTTTGAGCTGGATAGCCTGCCAACATATTTCGTCTGCGGTGCCGATTCGCTCATAGCTGATCCGTTTCTCCACCAAGGGGAGTTTTTGCGCGACGACCTCGAGCACGGCCGGGAATCGGTGAGGCGACGTTCGAGGTGCCACGACCCGGCTCAATGCCGGTATAGGTGACACTCTGCTTGCGCTTCCTCATGTCAAAGACCTTCCTGAATAGCTTTGCCATGACCCCTCCTTACTAGGCTGTGAAGTCGATTGAATCACCCGGTTGAACAGGGCCAGTGTCAATCGCCGCTTCCGGCTGATTGTCGTTATTGGTCTCGATGTGCTCTGTGGGCTGCAACGGTGCTGCCATGATGGTTCTCCTTAACCAGTCTTGCGTTTGTCGTGCTCCAGTCGGATGTCGTAGAGCTCCAGAAGTCGATCCTGCATCTTCTGGTCAGCATTGTACTCCTTGCGATTGGTGCGCATAAATTTCTCGATCTCAGCGATCTCGTTATTGAGCGTCTGAGCTGGATCGTTGTTCTGGCTGATTACCCTGGCCAGCGGATCCATCTTGCGGCTCAGGCCTGCAAGACCCTTGACGATCTCTGGGATATTCATAATTGCTCGGCCTTCACCGTCGCGAGCATTCAGTATGGCGTCTTTAGCCTGTTCGCCAAAGGTCGTTTCCAGCAGCTTGCTGACCATATTGATGTTGGTGCGGTAATCAGATCCCCACTCGTTGCGCAGCGCGTCCTCAGTTTCCTGATGGTGCGAGTGATCGATCTCCGCGAGCTGCTCCTGCTGCTGCTCAGCGAAGCCGTTGTACCAGCCAATAACTTCCTGCATGACTTCAGGAGATACGTTCTTGCTGTGCATTTTCGTTGCAAAGTCAGTGAAAATCTCCTTGTCAGCCTCACCAACAACCAGACCCTCTGGCAGATTCTCAAAGTAACCTTCAGGCTCAGCAGGGATACCGTTCGCCTCGCGAAACGCCTTGATGTCATCGTCCGTCGCGTCCGGGGCCGGGGCCTGCTTGTACATGCCACCGCGGATCGTGGCTTGCGCTTCACGGAATGACTTGCCCATGTCAGCCGGAGTCGAGAACCTGTCGAGCTGACTCTTGAACTTGGCGTCGTCGCCGGCGATGTCGACTCGCCAGTCACGGTTCTTGGTATTCTCAAAATCTTCGAGGAAGGCCTGCGGGGTGTCGTAACCCTTCAGCAGCTCAATACGCTCCGCGGGAGCATCATCGCCAACAAGCGGCTGGAACCAGGTTGGCTCTGCAGGATTGTTGATCGGGTTATCGGTTGTCTGGTCTGTTTCCGCCATCTTCTATCTCTCTCGCTGAAATTTTATCGGGATCCGTCCTTGTCGGGGCCGACTTCAGCATCCATACCAAAGTGGTTCCTATGAAGCGTTTGCCTTCCGCGAAGGTCGTGCCGTGCTGATCTCCTGGCCGGTAGCTCGTATCGTGAGTGCCAGCAGCGCGAATCATATACTCGATCGCTGCAATTTGCTGCCGCTCTGAGGCCTTTCCGTTCATGCAGGCGCGCAGCGCCATGACCTCGAAGTTGGTGTAGTCCGGACGCTCCAGAGGATCCTTTTTCGGCAAGCACTCGCCAATCGTGTCGCGGATCTCTCCCATCAGGCAGCTACATCAACGCCAGTCAACTGCGAGGCCTGAGCAACATCGCGGATCGCGGCGCCACCCTTCTGGGCAACTTCGGCGCCTTGCTGAATCTCCATGGCTTCCTGATCGCGGTCGGCCTGTGCCTGCACTTGATCCAAAGGAACCATGTGTCTGGCCGGCAAACCGATACCTGTCAGGGCATCTCTGAGAGAACCATTGACGTCGACGTTGTAAGCGGCAGTCGGATCCATCTGTACAGCCCTCTCGAGAAGATCTGCAGTTTCGTAGAATACCGCGGCCTGCTTGCGCTCGATGGCGTCGTGCAGCGGACTGACAAACTTGAAATGCACTTCCTGACCCTGCAGCTCTTGTGGCATGTCCTGCACGGATCCAAAAGCGCCAGCGCGCAGAAGGCTGTCGAAGGTATCTTCACAAAGTTGGCCGTTGTAGTCGTGCTCCATCGGCTCGAATAGTGGCAAGGCTGCCCTGACATACTCCTCTACGCGCTGACCTACTTCAAACGCCGTCATGTCGCCCTCTGGCGGCGGCAGCGTTAATTTATTCAGGTAGAAAGCCTGCGTGAGCATCTGCATCTGCATGTCGCGCTCGTTGTAACCCTGCGGCAATCCCCTGCGATCCTGAGCGATCGGCCTGAGCACATCACCCTTGCGCTCGTCGTACTCGACATCGGCCCATGTAATGCCACCGGCATACAGTTGCACATCACCGCGGACAGCGTCCTGGGTGGCAATCATCGGTGGACGCACGGACATCTCGCCGGCTTCGAGAAGCGTCAGGCTCATGGCCTGTAGCAGCCGTGCGTCCGGTAGGCCGGCAACAGTGGCGGGGGAATAAGCGTATTGGGATCCGGATACGGTCTGCCATCTTGGCACCGTGAAGCCCATGGAGTTCTGCGGCATCTCACCCATGATGTGATTGTTCAGAGTGTCGATGTAGCTCAGCACCCACGGATAGCCCTTGGCTATGTCCTGCTGGCCCTGATAGACGTCCGTCGAGGCAACCATTCTGAGGCAATCGATCTTCTGCAGATCGCCACCCATCTGCATCGACATACGCTCGACGTTCGGGTGCAGCTTCATGCCCATCTCTTTGAGCTCTTTGATGGTCGGCTTCCATTTCACATACAGCTCGCCAATGGTGCCATCAGATTTCTCGGCCCATGCGCAATCGCGCAGATGCCATGTCCTGTATAGCAAGTGCGGTCGCTGTGAACTCCAGATTATTTCACGCGAAATTACACACTGACCAAACGCGGCAAAGTCTGCATCAGCCTCAGCCGTGGCGCGGATGAACTGCGCCTTGCGATCGTACATCGCCATGCGCATCCGCTTGGTGGCCCAGTCGAGCCACTGGTGGCCGGCCTGCGTCAGCATGTCCTCGTCATGCACCGAGATCGAAAACCACTCTTTTGCCCGCGGGCGCAGCATCGCTGCAAACGAGGTCGACAATTCGCGGTGCACAATAATCGGATAGGAGCTGTACAGATTGGAGGCAAACTCCTCACCGACATAGCGAGTCACGGTGAAATCTGCGCGCTGCGGGTAAAAGTTGTCGGCAATTTCCTGCCACAAGGTTGTCAGGACCTTGCGGTCAGACCAGAGCTGCATTCCGCGTGCTACAAGGTCTTGAGGTCTCATCCGAGTGTGTCTCCGGAGGTCATTACCGTCGAGGCGCGTGAGCCTACTCGTTTGGCGGCCTTGCGCCGTTCGATCAGCTTGAGCATCTGCTCATCCGGCATGTTGGCATTCTCGAATTGCTTGTTGATGGCCTTCTGTTTTTTTGCCTTTTTCTCGGCGCGAATTTCGTCGTTGGTTTTCCAGCCCTTGCCGACAGACGCATTGAATGATCGCTTGGCTGTATTTTTGAGTCCTGACATTAGTGTCTCCCTCCCCTCCGTGGGCCGAGATTTACGGCAGGTCGCCGCGAGGCTTTGCCAAGCATCGTACCCGCCAATTGATCTTTGCGCCACTCATGCAAGTGTGTAACTGCCCGGGCGCCTGCACTCCATGCCTGCACCACAGCATCTCCCCTGTCAGGAGAACGAGCAAGCAAAGCGACTACGTCTTTTTTCGGTGTGATCTTGATGCCGTTTGCGGTCAGCTCCCAGGCCACAGCGGTCAGGTCTGAAACCAGCATCGGGTCATCCGGAAGCG